CATCAAGTCCTAATTCTTTTTTTATAGCAGTTACTGTAGCAAATTCTTTTTTTTCTTCTCGTACTGCTTCCTCCTGCTGTTTTTTAATTTTTCTTTGTTCTACCTTACCCATTACACAGTTTTATTTTGAGTTGATAATAAGGTTTGAAGATTAGCTATTTGGGTTTTCAATTGGTTAGAAAACACAGTAGAAGCTGCATTTAAAGAAGCTACAGGACCACCACCGTTTGATGCAGGAGTTGCTCCTGTATCTAAAAATACCGATAAATTATTTAAAAACTCTTGTAAGAATGAAACTAAAGTATTACCTAACACTAAAGCTTCATTAGCACCTACCCCCAATTGTACTCCATCTGAGGATAATATAATATTAGTGAATGCATCTATATTAACAGATCCTGCTGAGTTTATATTAACTGATTTATCTGCTAATAAAAGAATATGATCGTTTTTAGCATTAAATACTAATCGACCTGAGTTTAATATAATTTGAGAATCTGAGTATTGATTTTGTTTTTTAGGTATCTCAACTGAACTATCGTCTTCATAAGAACCAAATTCTATATTTGAGTTTATCCTTAAAGGTAATTTCTGGGTGGAGGTAAGATAGATTGAAGATTGGTCTTTGTTGATATCTTCAGGAATAGGGATAAATCCTCTATCATCTGCATCCACGTTTTGACCATTCCTTAAAATAGTTATAGGGTCTCCATCTTGTCCTGTAGAAGACCAACTATTGGATGCTCCTTTTACAGTAGAACCTAATCTAATTGAATTACCCCATCTGCCTTCTTTAATTACATCACCAATAAAGGGTTGTAAAGGGTGGATATTTTCACGCTCTACAAATTGACCTTCAAAATTTCCCGAGAAAAAATCAGCTTCTCCACTCTCATTTACAATGTTAAACGAGCCTGCTTCAACTTGATTGTAAGATTTTCTATCAGAGGATGCTCTTGAATCTTGAGGGGCAGGTAAGGCATTATGATGAGGGTGATTCCAAATGTTTACTACTGTAATATAGTATAGGATTGTATTATCTACGTCCTCTTGTGTTGAAGTTGTAGGTAATCCTTTAACTAAATAAACAATCTCATTAGGTACAGGAAAATGTTTCTCGTTAATAAATAAAGGACGAGCTACTTTAACATCCCCTTTATTTGATTTTCCAGTTGGGATTGTAATATCTGCAAATTCAATAGTACCAATAGCAGCATATGCTCCTAATTCCTCAAATCTGGGGTGGGTTTGGTCTAATACTATATCTTTAACACGGACAGCGTTATTACGGATCTGATTTAAGTCTAAGTTTAAGTTAGACAGAAAATTTCCCTGTTGGGATCTGTTTAAATTAGAGTTAAGGGAAGAAAACCCGTACTTAGCCATCTTTTTGTCCTAGTTTTTCTACTTGCTCTAAAAGTTGTGCTTTTTCCTCATCAGAGATACCTAAAGAGTCAGATTCAACTTGGTTTTGTAAGGCACGTTGTGCTAATGTTAACATTTTAATCAACACATCATCGTTTTTAATTCCTAACTCCATGTACTCTTTAATTAAAGGTACAATCAAAGTAGCATCTCCGATCTCCTGAATTAAGGGTTTAAGTTCTCCAATTAAAGCAGATATTTGAGTATCTTTTTTCTTTTGGTTCTGATAAACCTCCTCTAGCAGATCAGAGAATTTCTTTTTTCCAAATACGATTTTATCAAATTGGCTCATATTTATAAATATTGCTTCTGAGGGAAATCAATATACCCATTGTTAAGATAGAAAAGATAATTGGGTTTAAATATCTCATCATACATAATACGAGCTACTTTAGTGATTTTAGGTGTTTGCACATCTACCATCTCACGAATAAAAATGTATAGAGCCTTTTTGTTAAAAATATTGATGTTTTCTCTTTGTCGGAATATCTCTAGAATCGCATCTGCAATTTGAGCATCTTCAAAATTGGGGAATATCTCATATAGATAATGTGTGTGATAATCTATAAACTCATCTATATAATAAGAGAGTTTCTCCGAATATTGTGGGTCTCCTCCGGTTGGGGAATTTTCTATAGTGTAAGAGAACTTATCGTACTTGTCTACCTCTTCTACTTTAGTTTTTTCTACTTTCTTTTTGTAGACTTTTTGATTGCTTAAGATAAGATATCTTTTAGCTATAGTCCCAAAGTAAGAATAGGCTTTAGCCCCCTTGGTGGGGTCGAATTTATGAATTTTGGAGAGCAAAAAGGTGATTACCTCGTGTTGTAGGTGCTCTAATTCGTCTACCTCAGTGTGGTAGAATTTGTAGGTGTGGATAATATTTTCTGTAAGCTTGAAGAATGGGTAATGTATTCTCCTTTCATATAGCCTGGATCTTACTTCGGGGTCGTCACAATTATTATATTCTACTATAGCATCTTCTGTGTCTTGTGTAAAATAATTATTTGACGACTTTTTCTTTCTGGTTTTTGCTGCCATAATCTAATTCATATCGTTTTAATAGGTCATTTAGCATTTTGACTCGTTCAAAAAAGAAACCTATCTCGTCATCAGATGCAAAAGATTGTTTACTATCTAATTCTTGAAGACGATCGTCTATGAATGTAATAACAGAGGATACCTCCTCCAAGTAGTTTTGCTGGGATACAAGCCAATCCTCGTATTTTTCAGCTTTTCTCATTAAGTTAAATGTAGTGAATCCGAAGATCAACGACATTATTCCAAAACTAATTGCAAAATAGATCATAAGTTTTTAAGTAAATTTGATAGATTTTCTGATTTTACGGATGAGAGCGCTTTATCCTTTGGGGATTTTTTCTTAAGCTCAAATGCATCATTTGTTTTTTGCTGGGTGTTGAATTTAGGTAGCCATTCTCTTTCAAACTCTACCCTTGCTGCCAGCAAATCTGCTTGGTGGAGGATATAAATGATTGAGGTACGTGGCTTAGTTTCAGGCATATATGATTTCAAATATGCTTCGTTTGCTGCATCATACAACCCATCATGTAGTTTAATTGCTAACCACTCGTTTTGTGAGATTTCAATTCCATCTTGTGTTAACAGAAAGATAGAACGATCGGGAACAGACATAAAGGCAATCTCCTTATTGAAAGTATACATTTCCCCCAGGTTTTTCTTTCGCCACTCGTCTGTGGAAGGAATATGTGCATACTTTTCTCCATCACCCATTTTACCTAAATCATGGTTGATTGCGGCAAATATAAGTTCTTCAACTGTAAACGTTGACCTATCCATCTCCATTTCAGCCCACACGTCATATAGTTTCAACGATGCCTCAACCACTCTATTAACGTGGTCGATGTATCCACCGGGGAATGCGTTATGGTATGCTTTTTTTCCGGAGGCAGGCATCAACATGAGATGCTCTTGATGTTTGAGGTAGAATTGTTTTAGTTTTTCATTCCTTCCCTCTCCGGTTCGGGCGACATATCCTAAAAATGTTTCCCAATTTTCAAGAATCTTTTCTTCTGATAACATATTTTTATTGTTTGTAACAGAAGTTACGAGGAAGATTTTACCCTTCCAAACCTAAGTTAATCTGATCTAAAACCTCTTTAATTAAGATACACTTTTCAAATTCTTCCTTTCCTTCAAAATAGTATAAGGTATTTGAAAGAGCGCGTTGAGTGAATGTATCTGCGCACATTTGTATGAATTCGTGTTGTTCTGGTGATGTATCTAACTCTTTAAGTATGTTATATGCGCGATTATACACCATATATTCGCCGGCCTCTTGAACGTTATCGCTGTCGGCGTTAAAATCAGGAAACGTGTTTATCAAACGGATTGCAAAACTCTCAAGGTTAAGCACCATTTTCTTAAACATACCTAAAACATAAACTGGGTGTTTAGAGTAATCGAGGGCGATTTCCTCTTGTGGGGCAGAACCTGATTCAAATACACTAAATATTTTCTCAGGTGAGATCATTCTTCAGGTTCTGGTGGATTACAATATACACTATCAGGTTTAATCTGACAATATGTGGTTTGGTATTCTTGGATTGAAGAAGAGCTTCCATATAGATGGATACCCATAGGGGTAGGCCATACTATAAATGGTTCCCAAGTATCA